CGCCCAGGCTGGCGCCTGCGCTGGCATCCGTGGGCCCGCCCAGGCCGGCGCCCCGCACGCGCCCCGGGAGCCTCGATACGGATCCGGACTGCCCCGCGCGTCGCCAAATTCGCCCCGCCAGGGCTCACGGGCGATTTTTGGCGCCCGTCGTAGCTCCCGGACCCGCTCCCGGCCGCTGGCGGGCCGTTTCTGGCGATTTTCGTGAGACGCGCCTGGCGACAGATCAGACGCAAAGCAAAAGGCCCGCCCCGGGGAGGGGCGGGCCTTGTGGCCGGGATAGGTGCGGGGCGGTCTAGAGTTCGTGCGGGTCGCAGCGGCGATGCGCCCATTCCGTGAGCTTGGCGAGGCCCAGGAACGGCAGGGCGACGGAGGCGCCAAGCGCCGCGAGCGTGACGACGTAGAGCATTCACAGCACTCCGGAGGCGACGGCGAAGGCGACGAAGGCGACGGCCGAGATCAGGACGGCGGACGCTTCGGCCAGCGGGAGGATGAAACCGGCGCGGCTCACGCGACGCGCTCCACCAGGACGACGTAGGAGCCGCCGACCGTGAGGCGGGCCGAGATCGCGCCCTTGCGCATGGTCTCGGCCGCGGCGAGGGCGGCCGTGTAGGCGCGCCAGCCGCCCGCGGTGTCGCGCAGGGACAGGCTGTGCAGCACGTCGAAGACGGCCGCGACGAAGCGGTCCGCTGCAACGTCGACCCGGCGTGCGGGCGGGGCTGCGATGTGGCGCCCGGCGCCGACAGGCGCGAACGTGGTTACGTGGTACTCGGCCATTGCGTGATGCTCCAGGTTGGCAGGCTGTCCGCGGCTGTGGCGGCTGTGCCGCCCCGGGCGCCCGCCGAAGCGGACGCGAAGGGCGACAGGGTCGCGACAACGTCGGGCGACAGATCAGACGGCTTGCAGCACCGTGAAGCCCGCGGCCTCAAGCTCGGCAGCCCAGCGCGGGCCGCGGTCGTGGCCTAGCGCGTCGATGAAGCCGGCGCGGCGGGGCGTGGTGTCGGTGCCGCGGATGTCGTCCGGGATGCGGGCCGCGGCGGCGTTCACGGCCGCGCTCGCCTTGTCGTAGCCGTAGCCGCTGGCGAACCCGCGCGCCATCGGCGAGCCGATCCAGTGAACGTAGGCCCAAAGGCGTCCTTCGCCCCGTCCGCGGGGCGGCATCTTGAGCGCGACGGTCGCGACGCGCTCGCCCTTGTCGAGGATCACGAAAGCGGAGACCTGAGCGAAAGCGGCGTCGTGCTGATCGTAGATGTTGGCGGTCATGGCAGGTGATCCCGTGGTGTCGGTGGCATGTGTACTGTTGAGAGATACGGCGTTGCAGGTCAAGCGTAGATTAGACCGTCGTCTCCCAAATAAAGCGACACCTCGCCGTAATACTTGGCGATGCTGTGCAGGCTGTCGCCTAGCTTTCCGTGGCCGCGATCCCAAAAGCCGGTGCCGTGACCATTGCGCGACAGCCAGAAATCGTGCCCCGCATCTTCGCGGTTGCGCGGTAGTAAGGCATACAGATCAAGCTCAACACCCGCTTTCGCCTGGAACGCCGCACAGTCGGCGACCATGGTTGCAAGGGTTTCGGGCGCCAGCTCGGCAAAGGTTGCTTCGCTGTCGCGCTCGAATTGGTCGCCGTTGCAGTCGGCCCACAGGGCGCAAGTCACGTAACCTTGCGTGAAGCTGTCGAGCGCGTTGAAGGCGGCGGTCTGGGCGGCGTTGCCGGTGTCGAGGATGAATTGGGGCATGATGCGAGGCTCTCAGGTTGTCGGGTGACAGATCAGACGTTAACGTCAATAGTCCCAATGCCGGAACGTTAGGCGGTGTGCCAGATCTCGTCCGGTGTCGTACCAATCGAGCTGGTCATCATCTTCAAAGCTCGTCGTGAAGTCGGTGCGAAACTCCACCATGCCGAGCGTGAAAGCGTGGGCGTAGGCGATGAAATTCTTGAACATCATAGAGGACCTTTCAGTTACTTATGTCCGGCGACAGATCAGACGAGCGGTGCTTTGACGAAGCGGCGGGAAACCGGGTCGCGCCAGCGGCGCGTGGTGGGGCAGAAGATGGGCCCGGACGGTGCGGGAGCCGCGGGAGCGGCAGGCGCAGCGGGCGCCGTGCGACGGGCCGGGATGAACACCGCGGCCAGCGCGGCGACGATCAGCGTGCCAGCGGCGATCAGCGGGACGTGAGGGGCGGTCTCACCTAGGGGAGCGGCGATGGGCGCCGTATAGGCGTAGAAGGTGGAAACGGCAGGCGCCGCGTCGGCGGGCGCCGACACGGTGCAGATCGCGCATACGAGGGCGGCGGCGGCTAATAAGGGGCGGGCTTTCGTCTGGTAGCGCATGACGTGGTGTCCTTCGTTGTGGTGTCCCAACGCCATCACTATCGGACAATCTGTCTGACACGTCAACGGTGCGATCGGACATTTTGTCCGTAAAAATGCGTAGCTGTCGGACACGAGTTGCCGGGCGGTATTGATCCGGTCTATGACGGACCGGTGCTGCAATTGATGCCGCTGATAGCGCGGACGTTTTGTCGGCGCAGGCCTTTGAGGCCGGACAATATTTCCGAAAGGCGCGGACGATGCCGAACAAAGCGGGGCGGCTAAGCCCTCAAGAGACTGAGTTCGTTGACGCAATGGTGCGCACGGCCGATCCGATCTACTCGGCAACCGTCGCAGGCTACAGCAGTCCGGCTAAGCGCGTGTCGGACCTGATGAAGCGTCCCGAGATCGCCGCGGCGATCCACGCGCAGGCGCGCGCTCGCATCGTCGCCGAGGGCTCGGCCGTCGCCGGGAAGGTGCTGATCGAGATCGCGATGGATGAGGCCGCGCCGAAGGCGCCCCGGGTCGCCGCGGCTCGCGCGCTCGCCGAGATGACGCACCTAGGCGGGATCGAGGGGAGCGGGCTCGACAAGCCGTTGTCTGAGATGAGCCGGGCCGAGCTTGTCGAGGCACGCCAACGGGCCGTTGCGTTCCTGGCCGAGCTTGACGCGCCCGTGATCGATGCGGCTGCGCTCCCGGCCCCGGAAGGCGGGCTTTTCGACTGATTTGCGCGCAACTTCGCGGGCCGGATCCTCTAAGTCGTTGATATCGTTGGGCTGACCATAATTCTCGGAGAATTGTGGAGGTGCCGCGCGCGGCGCTCGCGCCCCGGCCTGGGCGCCTGGGCGCCCGCCCGGCCCCCGGGTACACCCGCGTCCGCGCGCGTCGGCGGGGGCCGGGCGCCCCGACGAAAATTCCGCCAAATCCAGCAACCGGACATCTTGTCCGATAAGTCTGATGCGTCTACGTTGCGATCGGACAGGCCCAGGGCGGCCTGCAACCGGCCCAGAGCGGCCTAGGAGATCGCACCATGAACAGCAGCATGACGTTCGGCACTGCCGTCGAGGCCTTAAAGTCCGGCGCCACGGTCGCCCGGAAGGGCTGGAACGGCAAGGGCATGTGGCTCCAGATCCAGGTGCCCGATGCGCGCTCGAAGATGAGCCTCCCGTACATCTACATGCGGACCGCCGACGGCCACCTGGTGCCCTGGCTGGCCTCCCAGACGGACATCCTGTCCGAGGATTGGGAGTACGTGAACGCCGCCTGATCCCCTCGAAGCCGGATCACTCAGAAAAGCCCTTTCCGGACAGTCGGATAGGGCGATTTCCGGCCCGAAAAGGGCTTCCTGCATCACATGCTATCGGAGATGGGCACGCCATGACCGAAAACGACCGCCAGCCGCCCGACGAGGTGGCGTTGTACGCCACGCTGGAGCAGGCCCACCGCCAGCTCGACCGGATTAAGCGCGGCCGGCCGCACCGCGCCGCAGGCCGCGGCTTCTCCCTGGTCGCCACGAAGCTCGACGAGGCCCGCCTGTGGCTCGACGAGGCCCTGGCGATCGCCGACGAGCCCGAAACCGCCTCCGGAGACCGGCCATGAAGCGCTCCACACAGCTCAAGCTCGCCGAGGTCGAGGCGAGCTACCGCCACGCCAAGCCCGCGGCGCACCGTTGCGGCCTGGTGACGTGTCAGGAGACCGGCGAATGCGGCTTCCCGACCCGCTGCATCGCCATCGTGTCTGATCCGTCATCCGACGATCGGGTCTCGGAGGCCGACATCGCGGCCGGCGCGTCGGCGCAGTGCCGGAATTGCGGCTCGCGCAGCTCGCTCGCCGAGATAGGGGAGGGCGGCTACCGCTCCTGCTGCCCCGAGCGCGACATGCGCCTGGCCGAGAAGCGCGTCGTCGGCCTCAACGAGCATCTCTGGCTCCAGGAGGGCGAGAGCAACGGCTGGCAGCCGCCGAAGCGCCGCTCCTGGTGGCGCCGGCTGCCGGTCATCCGGCACATCGCGGCGCTGTGGCTGTCCTGGCAGGTCCACAGCTACGCGGGCGGCTGGGCGTCGGTCGGGATCGGCATCGGCGGCCCGCACGCGCAGGATCTCTGGGTCGTGGAGGGGGCCTTCCACGGCTACTGGTGAGGCCTAGTGCTCGCCGGCCTTGCCGTGGTGCGGCGGCGGCATGACGGCGTCGGCGAAGTCGTCCGGCAGCGTGAGCTGGAAGTCCGGACCGAGCGCGGCCATGATCCGCTGCCAGCGGGGGTTGCGCAGGTCGATCCGCATCCGCTCCCCGTCCGTGAGGGCCTCGAAATCCTCTCGGGCGGGGCCGGGTGGGAGCTGCTCGCCGAGTAGGGCGATCGCAAGCATCTCGAAGCGTTGCGGTGGGGCTTTCATCGCCAAAACCTACCGCGCCCCGCATTCGAGCGAAAGCCGCCGATGCGTCGACTTGACGTATCAGACATATCGGACATATCGTCCGCTATGGCACGCTTTCCACTCACCGCCGCCGCGCTTGAGCAAGAGGCCGAGGCGCTGATCTCGGGCCTTCTCGCACAGCCGGCCTTCAAAGCCGCAATCCAGGAGCTTTTCATGGCCTCCGTGAAAGAACTACGCGACGCCCTCGACGGGGCGAAGACCAGCGTCGACAGCCTGACCGCCAAGGTCGGCCAGGTCTCCGGCGCCGGCATCGACCCGGCCGACCTCGATCCGGTGCTCGCCGAGGTGAACACCCTCCGGCAGACCGTCGAGGCGCTCTCGGCCTCGCTCCCCGCCCCCAAGGCCGACCCGGCCGTCTGATTTCCTCCCCGGGCGCCGCACCAGCCCCCGCGGTTCCCGTACCTCGCCCCGTCCGGTTCGTCCGGCGGGGCTTTTTCGTAGCTGGAGACCGAAAATGAACGAGCAGGAAGTCGAGGCCCAGATCCAGGCCAAGGGCAAGACCGCGCCCAGGATCACGCCGGCCGACCTCGACGCCGCGATCGTCGGCGAGGACTACCACCGCTTCCCCGGGACCATGCTGATCGTCTGCGCTCTGACGCTCCGGAACGGGTTTACCGTGACCGGCGAGAGCGCATGCGCGAGCCCGGAGAACTTCGACGAAGAGATCGGCCGCGGCATCGCCCGGCGGAACGCTCGCGAGAAGATCTGGCCGCTCGAAGGCTACCGCCTGAAATCAGAGCTGGCGGCGTCGAGATCTTGACCGTTGTCTGATGAAACTGTAGAACGTCAGACGCTTCGCTGGCAGGCGATGTGACGGTCATGGTGGAACAGCGAGACGGCCCGGGATCTTAGCGGATCTCGGGCCGTCTTGTGTCTGTCTGATGCTTGTCATATGCAGGACAGGCCATGACGCTTCCAGCTTTCCTCCGCCGAGCGTTCTCCTTCACTGCTTTCCAGCAGGCGCAGGGTGACGACAGCTTCCCCGGCACTGAGCTGGACGTGGAGCTTGACCAGACCAACAACGCCGTCCAGGCGTTGATCTCAGCTTTCGGCACGGTGCTCCGGGCCGACGGCAAGCTCCAGAATGGGCTCGTCACCAGGAATAGCCTCGCGGCCGACCTGGTGCTGGGCGTGGGCGCCGCGCGCCCCTGGAGCGTCAGTTCCGCCTATCTCGCCGACGAGACCGTCACCCGCGGCTACCGGATCTTCCGGGCCGTCCAGCCGTCGATCGGCGTGGACCCGGCGACTGACGGCACGGGCAAGACCTGGGAGGTCGCGGCCGACCTGTCCCAGGCGGTCGTGATCGCAGCAGCCGGCGTCGTCACCGCCTCGATCGCCGACGGCGCCGTCACGAACGCCAAGCTCGCGGCCGGCCTCGACGGCGCTAAGCTCGTTGACGGCTCGATCCCGGTGTCCAAGATCGGTCCCGGCCTGGGCGTGGTGCCGGTCGGCTCTCGCATGGCCTACGGCGGCATCCGCGTGCCTGCGGGCTGGCTCCTGGAGGCCGGGCAGCCGGTCTCGCGGATCACCTACGCGGACCTGTTCAACGCGATCACCGAGACCCTCACGGTCGATATCGGGACCGGGCAGAAGACCCTGCTCAACGCCTCGAAGTCGGTCGCCGCGCTCGGCCTACGGTCGTGCGTCGTCGAAGGCCCCGGGATCCCGGCCGGCGCTCGGCTGGTGTCCGACGCCAACGGCCAGCTCGCGATCAACGCCGCCGCGACCGCGAGCGCCGTCCAGGCCACGGTCCGGCTGTTCCCCTACGGCAACGGCAACGGTGCCGACACCTTCAACGTGCCCGACAGCCGCGGCCGGACCGACTTCGGCCGGGACGACATGCTGACGAGCTACTGGGGCACGGGTGCGGGCCGCCTTGTGGCCGTGATCGACGGCGGCAGCCTCCAGGCCGGCGCCTTCGACGCCGGAGCGGGCAAAGAGCAGATCACGCTCAAGCTCACGCAGCTCCCGACGCAACTTCCGGGCGGCAAGGTCACGGTGAACTTCCCGAAGTACAACGGGCCGACCTACGCAGCTTTGGCGACCGCGTCTGTGACTAGCGCGCAGGGTGCTCTCCCCGTGCAGAACGTTTGGACCGGAGCGGTCAACGGAGAGACTGTTCCGCAAGAGAACCCCAAGCAATTCGACGTAGACAACTCGAACGCCAATCCTGGCGGATCGCAGCCGTTCGGGATCATCCCGCCAGCTCACGTCACCAACAAGATCATATTCGCTGGAGTGTAAAATGCAGTCCCGTCTGCCGGAAATCTGCGCGACCTTCGGCGATCGCGCCCAGAAGGACTTAGGATATACTCGAAACAAGGTTGCCGGGCTGTTCGGCAACGGCGATGTCGAGAGCGCCGGCTACAACACGCTCCAGGAGACGCGCCCGGTCGTGGCGGGCTCGGCCGGCGGTTACGGCTGGATGCAGTGGACCGGGCCGCGGCGTCGCGCCTACCTCGCCTGGGCCTCCGCGCTCGGCCTCGATCCGGCGGCCGACGAGACGAACTACCGCTACATGGTCCACGAGCTGCTGACGATCGAGACGGCGGCGCATCGGGCGATCCTGGCCTGCGCCGACACCCCCGAGGCCGCCGCGGCTGTCGTCTGCACGAAGTACCTGCGCCCCGGGGTGCCGCACCTCGACCGTCGCATCTCCAGCGCGCAGCGGGCGGCGACCTACCTGGGCTCGGTCGGTCCCGTGGCCGCTCCGCCGTCTGATCCGTCATCCACCAAGCCGACGATCGTCCAGGTGCCGACGCCGCGCCTGCACCGCGGCCAGTGGCCCGAGGACAGCCTGACCCAGTACGAGGTCAAGGCGATCCAGCAGCGGCTGCTCGACCTCAACTACCACGTCGTCGGCTTCGCCGACGGGAAGTGGGGCAAGCGGACGGCCGCGGCGATCACCGCGCTCCAGGAGAACGCCCACGTCGCGCTCCAGCGCACCAACGTGGCGATCGACGGGCACTACGGACCCCAGACCCGCGAGCTGCTTGCCGACGACGCCAGCAAGGCCGCTCCGTCGGCCCAGCGCGCCAAGGTGACGGCCAAGCAGCTCGCGCAGATCGGCAACCCGACCGTGAAGGCCGGGACGAAGATCACCTGGGCGTCCGTGGGCTCGATCCTAGCCGGCCTGGGCGCCTTCGCCGTGACGTTGCAGCAGAACTGGTCGTCGACCCTCGACCTGCCTTTCCCGCTGTCCCTGGTGCTCGGCTTCCTGCCGCCGTGGGCGCTGCCGGTCGCCGTGGTGGCCTTCAACGTCTACACGGCCGCCAAGAGCACGGGCCTGATCGGCTCGGCCGTGGAGCGCGTCCGCCAGGGCATCGACAACACGGGCGGCGCCCAGGACGCCCCCGGGAAGCTGACGCTCCCGAGCCTCCCCTTCGGGCTCGATAAGGTGTTGGGCCGGTGAGCGCCGGCAGCGGAAGCCCGCCGACAGCAGCACAGGCCGAGCAGGGCTCCCAGCCCGTGCCATCATTCGATCTGCGCAGCGATGTGCGGATCCTCAATTACCAGGTCGGTGAGCTGGACAAAAAGCTCGATCGCTTCTTCGACGAAGTGAAGAATAGCTATGCCAGCAAGGGCGACCTAAACGGGCTCAAGGAAGACGTAAACAAGCTGAAAGACAATCTAAGCTGGCTTATCAAGCTGGTAATCGGCGCTGTAGTTATCGCGCTCTTAGGATTGGTTATCAGCAAAGGTTACGTGCCGCACCCATGACAATGATGAAACGGCCTGTCCCGCCGCAGATCGAACATGTCCCTGACAATCTCGATCTATACGCCGACGCACTGCGAATTACTCTACAGCAGCCGCGTCGGCCACCCATCTCGCAAATGCTGGCGAACGCCCTGTACTGGTTGACGCTAGGCGGGATCATGCTTTGGGTGTTCGTCATGGCGATCGACCGTGAGCCGCCCGTGGTGTTCGTGAAGCGCGAGGTCGTCAACGAGGGCAAGCAGGTCGCTCAGGGCGAGCAGATCAGGGTCCAGTCGACCCGGGTCCGGCGTCGCCAGTGTGAGCTGACCCGCCGTTGGGCTGTGATCGACGGCGTCGGCCGTCGGATCGACTACGAGCCCGAGCACTTCGACGCCTACGGTGAGATCGGCGACGAGCCCGACACGGACATCACGGGGCCCGTGGTAACGCTCGACGCGGCGCCCGGCCGCGGCCGGCTGATTACCTCCTTCGGCTGGGACTGCAACATCCTCCAGCGCGCGTTGAACTGGTCGATCGACGCGGTGCCCAAGGCCGTCGAGTTCGAGATCCTCCCCCGGAAGGTGCAGCCCTGATGGCGCCCCGCTACGGACACAACGGCAAGCGTGAGGGCTTCGTGCGGCCCGGCGAGGAAGCCGCGCAGGCCGAGAAGGCCGCTGCCCAGGCCGAGCGCGAGCGCGCCTCGAAGCGAGCCCAGGCGGCGAACCTGATCCGGGCGATCGACCGGGAGGAAATGGTCGAGACGGCGCGCGAGCGGTTTATCCCGTTCGTGCGCTTCACCATGCCGGACCCACAGGATCCGGACGACGCCAAGCGGTCGGCCTACGACGACCAGGACTTCCACCGGGCGATCGGCCTGGCGCTGGAGAAGGTCGAGGCCGGCGGCATGCCGTTCCTGATCCTCACCGTGCCGCCCCGCCACGGGAAGTCGCAGCTCACCTCCCGGCACTTCCCGGCCTGGCTGCTCGGGCGCGATCCGCGCCGGCACATCGTGGTCGCCGCGCACACGGACAATCTGGCCGAGGACTTCGGCGCCGACGTGCGCAACATCATGTCGACCCCGCAGTACAAGCAGGTGTTCCCCGAGGTCGCCTTCCAGCGTGGCGGCAACGCGAAGAACCGCCTCCAGACGACCAAGGGTGGGCTCGCCTTCTTCGTCGGCCGCGGCACCGCCCTGATCGGCCGCGGCGCCGACTTCCTGATCCTCGACGACCTCATAAAGAACGCCGAGGAAGCGCGCTCGGCCACCGTGCGCGAGGAAGTCTGGGAGTGGGTCGTCAAGGTCGCCATGACCCGCCGGATGAGCGCGGCCAGCCCGGTCGTAATCATCATGCAGCGCTGGCACGAGGACGACCCGGTCGGCCGCATCACGGACCCCACGAACCCGAAGCACGACCCGATCCTGGCCTCGAAGTTCAAGATCATCGACCTGCCGGCGATCGCCGTTGACGACGACCCGCTGGGCCGGCCGAAGGGCCGCGCGCTGTGGCCGGTGTCGAAGGGCCAGGCCAAGTTCGACGAGGAGTTCCTGGAGCAGCAGCGGCGCCTCGATCCGACGGGCTTCCACGCGCTCTACCAGCAGCAGCCGAGCGCCGTGGATGGAACGCTGTTCCTGCGCGAGAACATCCGCCTCTACAGCCCCGACGAGCTGCCGGCGAACCTGACGCCCTACTGCACGAGCGATCACGCCGTCGGCGAGGACCGGAAGAAGCACGACGCCTCCGTGCTGCTCGGGGGCGGGCTCGACCGCGGCAACAACCTCTGGCTGACCAACTGCATCTGGGAGCGCTGGGCGACGGACCGGATCGTCGAAGCTATGCTCGACATGGGCCAGGAGCTACGGCCGCTGATCTGGGCGGCCGAGAAGGGACACATCTCGAAGTCTATCGGGCCGTTCCTGCGCAGAAGGATGGATGAGCGCAACATTTTCTTCCCGCTGCGCGAGATAACGCCGAGCGAGAACAAAGAGGTCCGGGCCCAGGCTATTGCCGGCCGTGTCGCCCAGGGCAAGGTGTTCTTCCCCCGGACTGCGGCATGGACCGAGCGGGCGATCGACGAGCTGCTGAAATTCCCGAACGGCCGCAATGACGACTTTGTCGACGCGCTGGCCTACTTCGGCATCCTGCTCCAGAGCATGTTCGGGCCCGGCAAGTCCGAGGATGAGCGCCGCGCGGCTGAGCCCAAGACGGGCTCCTACGCCTGGATCAAGGCGATGCAGAAGCGGCAGGAGCAGGCGGAACGGATTAGGATAGGCGGGGGCTATTGATGCGCGAAAGTGCTATAGGCTTCGTCAACCAGGAGGCGCGGAGCTGATGTTCGACGATCCCCAGACCGCGCTTGCGGACGAAGCGCCCCCGACGGCCGCCGAGGTGGCGCCGGAGAAGCCCGACCAGGAGCAGGCCGTCACCGAGCAGGACCGCGCGCTCCAGCGCCGGATCTCGAAGACGATCCGCGAGGACAAGCGCCACTTCGAGAAGGCGTTCAAGGCTATGCGCCGCGATATGCGTATCGCGATGAAGGGCCACGACACCGATTGGGGCGAGGACAAGTACAAGGCCAATATCACGGGCCGCCACGTCAAGGCGAAGACTGCGGCGCTCTACGCGAAGAACCCGAAGGCTGTTGCCCGGCGGGTCGATAAGATGGATTTCAAGATCTGGAACGAAGATCAGCAGTCGCTGATGATGGCGTTCCAGACGATCCAGGCCGCCCAGGCCGCGGCTGCCGCTGCGCAGCCGGTCGGCACCGACCCGGTGACGGGCGCGCCCATCGGGCACAACGGCGGCCCGCCGATGGAGCCCCAGCTCCCGCCCGGCTTCGAGCAGGCCCAGGCGCTGATCGCCGACTTCCAGGAGGGCATGGCCGCCCGCATGCAGTCCCAGCGGATCGCGAAGACCCTGGAGAAGCTGTTCGGCCATGCGATCCGCGAGCAGCAGCCGCTGGGCTTCAAGGAGAGCATGAAGCAGACCGTCCGGCGCGCCTGCACCACGGGCGTCGGCTACGTGAAGCTCTGCTACCAGCGGCAGATGGGCCCGTCCCCAAGCGTGGAATACCGGCTCAACGACAGCCGCGTGCGCCTGGAGCACCTCAAGTCCCTGATCGAGCAGCAGGCGGCCGACGACGGCAGCGTGACCGACCTGGAGGCCGAGGCCGCCGAGGTGCAGCATATGGTCGACGACCTGACCAATGCGCCCGAGCAGGTCACGTCCGAGGGCCTGGTGTTCGACTTCCCGCAGTCGACCCGGGTCATCCCGGACAGGCTGTGCCGGTCGCTGGAAGGCTTCGTCGGCGCCCGGCACCTTACGCTGGAGTATCTCTACACGCCCGACGAGGTGAAGGAGATCTTCGGCGTCGATCTCGGGAAGAAGTACAAGCCGTACAACGCCAACGGCAAGATCGCCGACGACACGTCCGAGGCCTACGGCACCCAGGGCGACCTGCTCGACAGTGACGGTCCGGGCGGCGAGCAGCCGGCCGGCGATCTGTGCATGGTCTGGGAGTATTTCGATAAGGCGGCTGGTCTGGTCTACTATATCTGCGACGGCCGAGAAGGCTTCCTCAAGCCTCCCGCTGCTCCGGACGTGTACGTCGACCAGTTCTGGCCGGTTTGGGCTCTCACGTTCAACTCGGTCGAGAGCGAGGACGAGCTTTTCCCGCCGTCCGACGTGTCGCTGCTGATCGACATCCAGAAGGAGTACAACCGCTCGCGTGACGGCAAGCGGGAGCACCGCCGGGCCGCGCGCCCGCGTTGGGTGTTCTCGAAGGGCGCCTTCTCGGATGAGGATCTCCAGTGGCTCGGGACCGCCCCGGCGTTCACCGCCACGGGGCTCAACATCGACCCGACGAAGGACATCAAGACCCAGCTCCAGGCCGTGCCCGTCCCCGGTGTCGATCCGAACCTCTACGACACGGGCGAGATCATGCAGGATCTCCAGTTCGTCGTCGGCAACTCGACGGCCGGCCTGGGCGCCCCGCAGAAGGGCACGGCGACCGCCAGCTCGATCGCGGCCGGCGCCAACGCCACCACCGACCAGTCGTCGGTCGACGACCTCGACAACTTCCTCACCGCGATCGTCCGGGGTGCCGGGCAGATCCTGATGCGTGAGATGTCCGAGCAGACGGTGGTCAAGGTCGTCGGGCCCGGCGCCATGTGGCCCGAGCTGACGTTGCAGGAGATCGCCGACGAGCTGTTCCTGGAGATCGAGGCGGGCTCGACGGGCAAGCCCAACCAGGCGGTCGAGATCGGCAACTGGGAGAAGATCCTGCCGTTCCTGATGCAGATGCAGGGTCTGTCCCCGCAGTGGCTGGTCCGCGAGACGCTCCGGCGCCTCGACGACCGCATGGATCTCACGGACGCCCTGGTCGACGATCTCCCCTCGATCGTCGCGCAGAACCGGCAGGCGCAGGCCGCGCCGGGCGATCCGAACGCTCAGCCGGAGGCCCAGGGCCATAACGGCGCAGCAAACGGCCCGGCGGCCCCAGGTGGGCCCGCTGGACGTGGCGCACCGATGGGTGCGCAGTCTAAGGCTCCACCTGTCTGATCTGTCTTGCGACACCGGACATTCTGTCGTATCGAAGCAAAGGGTTAGAGGATCCACATGCCTCCCGAATTAGAAGATCTCTCGACCGAGCTGGACCAGGCCCTTGAGGACCAGGCCGGCACGGGCGGGACGGACGGGCAGGACGGCGCCGCCGCTCCTGCTGATGGCGCGGGCTCGTCCGCCGCGCAGGCGAAAACCGATGACGAAGGCCTCCTGGGCGTTGTCCGCGATGCGGCGCCGTCCAAGAAGCCGGAGCCTGCGGCGGCCTCGCCAGCCGACGGTGCCGAGGCGGGTGACAAACCCGGCGAAGGTACTCCCAAGAAGGAGCCGGCCGAGGACTTCTCGGACGTTCCGTTCAACAAGCATCCGCGGTTCCGCCAGCTCTTGAGCGAGCGGAACGGTTTCAAGGGCGACGCCGAGAAGTATCGGCAGGTCGACACGTTCATCCGTGACAACGGAATGTCCGCCCAGGAGGCGGCAGACCTGCTCACGGTGGGCGCCATGGCGAAGTCCAACCCGGCGAAAGCCTGGGAGCTGGCGCGCCCGTGGGTCGAGAACCTCTTGAAGGCGGCGGGTGAAGTGCTCGCTCCGGAGCTGGAGCAGGCGGTCCAAGAAGGGCGGATGACCCGCGAGGCGGCTTACGATCTGAGCCGTTCCCGCGCGACAGTCGCCTCCATGGAAGCCGCGCGCAGCTTCGAGGGACAGCGCGCCGAGCAGAAGGCCCGTGACGACCACGCAAAGTCGATCACGGACGCTGCTCAGTCCTGGGAGGACAGTCGTCGGGAGCGAGACCCCGGCTTCGACGCCAAGCTCGAACCGATCCATCGCGAGCTGGCCTGGCGCCACCGCAATGGGGACGTGCCGAAGGACGCCGCAGGCGTGCAGGCTCAGCTCGACGATGTCTACAAGACCGTCAACGCTCAGCTCGCGCCCCAGGCTGCCCCGGCTGCTCCCCGTGCGGCGCCCACGCGGCAGGCGACGAAGCCCGTCACGGGCGGATCGGTTGCTGGTGGAAACGCGAAGCCCGCGCCGCGCTCGATGCTGGAAGTGGTCCAGCAAGCCGGTTGAGGCTCGCTCGTCTTAGGACAAGGTCATGCCTTTTACTGCAACCGAACTGGCGAACATCGCCAACTCTGCTCTCGACTACTACCTGAACAAGGGGAAGACCGAGAAGCAGAACATCCAGGAAAAGCCCATGTCGAAGGCCTTCGAGGCCTCCGCTGGGCAGTTCCCGGGTGGCAAGGGTCTCGTGTCCGTCGGCGTCAAGGGCGGCCAGGGTGGCGGAAGCTTCCAGGGCTACACCCACGACGACCAGGTCACGTACTACAACCCGGCGTCGAACCTGCGGGTCGGCTACGCCTGGAAGGAGCACCACATCGGCCTGGGTCTGACCCACACCGAGCTGAAAATCGACGGCATCACGGTCAACGAGGATGGCGCCGAGCAGACCACGTCCGAGAAGGACGGCCGCGAGCAGTTCGCCCTGGCGAACCTGTTTGAGAGCAAGATGGAGGACTTCGACGAGGACAAGAAGAAGTCCTGGGACGCCCTCCTGCACGGCGACGGCACGGGCGACGCGAAGGCCCTGGCCGGCATCCGCTCGATCATCCTGGACAACCCCGGGGTGGGCTCGACCGGCGGTCTGTCCCGCGTGACCTATCCCTGGTGGCGTAACCGGGCGGCCACGGCCGCCGCGGCGGCTGCCGGCGGCATGGACGCGATCACCAGCTCGGCGGCCGGTGGCGGCACGCTGATGCAGTTCCTCCAGAAGGAGGATCGCCAGCTCAAGCGCTTCTCCGCTGGTGGCGTGAAGCTGCGCCGGTTCGCCGGTTCGGACTTCATCGACGCCATGGAGCGGGAGATCCGCGCCAACGGCAACTACTCGCTCAACGGCTTCCGCGCCGCGGGGACCAACGACGGGAAGATGGCCGATCCGACCTGGGACGGGAACGAGATCATCTACGATCCGACCCTGGACGACATGGGCCTCAACAAGCGGATGTACGCGATCGACATGCGCCGCATCCGCCTGATGTACATGATCGGCGAGAAGAACAAGAAGGCTTCGCCGCCGCGTCCGTACGACCGTTACGTGATGTACCGTGGTCTCACCTCGACCGCGGTCATGATCGCCTCGCAGCTCAACACGAGCGCGGTCTACGACATCAAGTAATCGGATCGTCTGATCTGTCATAAGACCGGGCGGCTCCTACGGGGGCCGCCCTCGAAGCATCTGGGCTAGGAGGCCCGTCATCATGGACACCGCACACGTCTTCGTCGCCCTCGCGGGAGATCGCGACAACACCGTCCCCAAGACGGTCACGCCCGCCGAGATCCAGGTTCTCCAGCGGCTGCACGGCGACGACGCGGTGCATGACATCCTGCCGGGTGAGCCCGTGCAGCGCTCGAAGCAGCAGGAGCTGAGCCGTCTGGCCGGCACGTACTTCGCGCGTGACGAGGACGGGAAGCCGCATCTCCAGACCATGTTCCCGAGCCACACCCTGCTCCCGATGACGCTCGACGAGCTGGGCCTGCCCGACGAGCTGTTCCGCGCGACCCAGCGGGCCCGGCCGATGACCCGCACCGTCGAGGTGCCGGTCGAGCAGACCCACGGTGCCCCGGGCTCCGCGCCCGTGCAGACCGGGTGGGACAACACCACGTTCGAGCCGACCGAGGTGCCGGCCGACCCCGAGACCCAGCCGGAGCTGGTGGGCACGATGGTCGACCCGCGCTCCCAGCACCAGAACGACGAGCCGCCCGGCGTCGCGCTCCAGGCGACCGACGACGGCGACGCTGCTCAGCTCCGGGCTCGCGCCGAGGCCCAGGGCACCGGCCCCGGCCAGGTGCCGACCCAGACCGGCGCCCGGACCGATGGCGGCCCCGTGGAGACCCAGGGCGCCAAGACCGCCGAGCAGAAGCACGCCGAGGTCGCCCCGGCGGCCAACGCGCTGTTCGAGTGAGGTGAGCCATGGCCCGCGGGCAGACGCTGCTCAAGCTGCTGGACGACCTGCGGGCCGAATGCCGGCTGTCACCCAACCCGGCGCACAACGCCCAGCAGCGCGAGGGGCAGGTCCGCCTGCTCCAGCGCATGCAGGAGTGGCTGTACGACGATCACGACTGGCCGCACCTCCAGGTCGAGCGCTTCTTTCCGGGCCAGAACGGCCAGCGCTACTACGCCCTCCCGAGCGACATCGCCCTGGAGCGGATCCTGCACCTGGAGGTACGGTTCGGGATGCGCTGGCTCCCGATCAGCGCCGGCATCGACAGCGACTGCTACGCGGCGATCGACAGCGATGGCGGGCAGCAGGGCTGGCCGGTCCGGCGGTGGCGGATCTGGGAGGATGACCGGATCGAGCTGTGGCCGGTCCCCGACCAGGACACGCTAGCGACCGGCGTCCAGGACGGTCTGGTCAAGGTCGTCGGGATCCGCAGGTTGCGGCCGTTCCGCGACGACACGGATGTTTGCGACCTCGACGACCGCCTGATCGTTCTCTACGCGGCGGCCGAGACGCTGTCCGCCAGCGGCGCGAAGGACGCCCCGCTCAAGCTCCAGCAGGCCGCCGCGCGCTACGCCAAGCTCAAGGGCGACCTCGCGCCCAGGCGGCGCGTCCACATGTTCCAGGAGCGGCCCGAGCGCGCCCCGCTCCGGGGCATGCCCATGATCGACTACCGTCCGGCGAGCAAGTAATGGGCACGATCTGGGTCCGCGAGTTCACGGGCGGTCTGGACACCCGGAAGCTGGCCGAGACCTCGAAGGGCGGCACGCTCGTCAAGGCGATCGACGGCCACATCAACCGGGGCGGCGAGTTCGAGCAGCGCGCGGCGTTCGTGCCCGTCTACAAGCTGCCGAAGGGCACCACGGGGCTCGCCTTTACGAAGGCCGGCCCAGTCGTGTTCGGATCGGTCCCCGACCCCGGCATGCCCGACGGTGTGCTCTATCAGCGCCTCCAGCACCCGGACGGCGCGACCGAGCTATCTGCCGTCCCGAGCTTTGACCTGTTCTCCGGGAGGATCTTCGCTGTTGGCCGGTTCGCCGACGGGGATATCTATCAGTTCTACGACGGTAAGCGCGTCACGAACTACGGGAAGAACACCGCAATCGTTCCGGGCTCTCCCGTCCGGACCTTTGGACGCAAGCTGTACTACCTGACCGGGCCGAACCTGATCTACTCGAACCTGGCGGACCCGACCAACTTCGACCCGGACAGCGGAACGAAGCTCCCGGACGGCACGACGACGATTTCGAGCGCCCCCGACGCCAATGGCAAGACGACCACGACCGCAACAACCCGCAAGACGAACGCGGACGGATCGGTGACGATCACCGTGGTCACGACCCTGCCGGACGGCTCGTCCACGACCACGACCAGCACAGAGCCACCTACGACGCTAGGTATTGGCGCCGGCTTCAATGATCTGTCCGAGGAAGACTACGGCTCCGAAGATCTGATCGCGATCGGCCGCTACCAGAACTACCTGGCGATCTTCTCGGACCGGACTGTCCAGATCCGCTACGCGGACCCGGACCCGGCGCTCTCGAAGCAGATCCAGGCCCTGCACAACACGGGCACGATCAGCGCCCGTTCCGTGACCGAGTTCGGCGACACGGACCTGTTCTACCTCGACGCCTCCGGGCTCCGCTCGCTCAAGGCCCGCGATGCCTCGAACGCGGCCGTGAGCACGGACATCGGCTCGGCGATCGACGTGCTGCTGACCGACTTCATGGGTCAGAGCAGCCCCGACGACGTGCGCAACGCGATCGGCGTGATCGAGCCCCGCGACGGCCGCTTCTGGCTCGCGGTCAACGATACGATCTTCGTGTTCTCCTACTTCCCAGCGGCGAAGGTGAGCGCATGGACAATCTACAAGCCCGGCTTCAAAGTCGAGGACATGATCGTCTACAAGCGGCGCGTGTACTTGCGCTCTGGCGACCAGATCTACGTGTATGGCGGCCTAGGCGCTGCTCTACAGTACGACGACACCGAAGCCGTGGCGTGGCTACCCTACCTCGACGGCGACCGGCCGACCGAGACGAAGACGCTCCAGGGGATCGACGCGGCCGTCCGCGGGTCGTGGAAGATCGAGATCGGCATGGATCCGGCCAACCTGATCGCCAGCGACAAGATCGGGACGATCACCGAGACGACCTTCATGGCGAACCGGATCTCCGGCGCGCACCAGGCGACCCACTTCTCGCTGCGCTTCACCTCCCAGGGCGGCTACGAGCCGCTCAAGCCGGCGGTGCTGGGCTCGGCCGCGATCACCTACGCGGCTGAGAGCGACAAGGCCCGATCATGATCCTCGAAGCCGCCACCTACGACACCGCCGTCCGGGTCGCTCACAACATGCGCGAGCGCGACCGCGAGGAGTTCGGCGCCGTCGCCCCGGTCGATCAGGCGTCGCTCGCGTCCTGGCTCGGCAACCGCATGGGCGGGCGTGACGGCCTGCTCTGCGCCCGAGCTGACGACTACGAGCCCGTCTGCATCGGCGGCGCGGTCGAGGTGCGGCCGGGCTCGGCGACGTTGCTGTTCTACGGGACCGAGCGCTTCCCCGAGATCGCCCTGCCGATGACCCGGTTCATCCGGCGCCACTACTTCCCGAGCCTGGCAGCGGCGGGCACGCACCGGATCGAGTGCGTGACGCTCGACAGCTACCACGAGATGCAGCGCTGGCTCGAAGCTCTGGGCCTGGCCCGCGAGAGCACGATCCCCGCCTACGGAAAGCACCGTGAGGCCTTCGCCATGTACGCTTGGATTGCGCCCGATGCTCGTTCGCCTCGCCATTGAAGCCGACCGCCCGGCGCTGGTCGAGCTGTGCGTCGCAGCGGTCGAGGAAAGCGTCCGCGGCATCGCTCCGGACCGGGCGATCATCAACGAGACGATCGACAGCTCGTTCGCGACGGCCGAGCCCACGTTCTTCGTCGTCGAGCGCCAGCGGGAGCTGATCGGCTTCATGATGGCCTCGATCGGAAGCTACGCCTTCGCCTCTGGCATCTTCACGACCCAGCAGGTAATGTTCGTCCGTCCCGATATGCGCGGCACTCGGGCAGCCGCACTCCTGATCCGTAATCTGATCGCCTGGAGCACGTTGCTCGGCGCGAAAGAGATCACAGGCGGCAACAACAACGGGCTCTACACCGAGCAGACCGCTCGCCTGCTGGAAAAGCACGGCTTCGAGCGTGTCGGGGTGTTTATGCGCCGTCCGGGAGTGCAGTAATGTCGAAGAAGGATGGCGGCGCCGGACAGCAGGCGAAGATCGCCCGCGTACAGGAAGCCCAGCGCCAGGCTGATGTCCGTGCGGGCACGGACCAGATCAATTCGACGTTCGACAGCCAGTTCACGCCGGATTTCTTCAACAAGCAGCGCGACAACTTCCTCAAGTTTCAGCTCCCGCAGCTCGACGACCAGTATGGCGGCGCCCAGCGCGAGCTGACGTATGCGCTCGCCCGGGGCGGCAACCTGGACAGCTCGACCCGTGGCTTCCAGCAGGGCCAGCTCCAGAAGACCTACGACACCCAGCGCACGAACGTGGCCGACCAGGCCAACAGCTACGCCAACACCGCGAAGGCGGGCGTCGAGCAGGCCCGTGGCAACCTGATCTCGACGCTCAACGCCACGGGCGACGCGACCCAGGCGGCCAACTCGGCCACGTCCCAGGCGGCGATCCTGGCGCAGCCGGCGGCCTACAGCCCGCTCGCCGACGCCTTCACGTCGACCACCGGGGCGCTCGCCGCCCAGGCCCAGGCCGACCGCGCCCAGGCGATCGCCACCGGCACCGCAGGAGTGGGCTCGGGCCTGTTCGGCACGTCGGGCGGCTCAGTCCGCGTCACGAGGTAGGCCTATGTGTGATCCCCTGACCATTGCGGGCGCTGCCCTATCGGCCGGCGGCATCGCGGCCAACTCGATCGGCCAGTCCCAGGTGGCCGCTGCCTCGAACCGCGCCGCCGCGGCCGAGAGCGCGCGCCAGGCGCAGCTCCGGCAGGAGGCCGCGACCGTCCAGCAGCACTCGAACAGCATCTACCAGGGCTTCGCCGACAAGCAGGGTGAGCGGGCGGCCGACCTGACGACCTACCTGCGCGCCAACCAGCTCCCGGCCCAGGGCGGTGCCTCCACGGTCGAGGCGCCGGCCACGACCTCGAACATCACGACCCAGGGGGAGGCCTCCCAGCGAGCCCACGCGGACGACTACGCTTCGCAGCAGGCCGGCGCGCTCGCCGACATGCGATCGTTCGGCGACCTGCTTGGGTCGAGCGCGCTGGCCCAGGGCCGCGACGCCTCCCAGATCGGCCAGATCGGCAACTTCATGCGGGGCTCAGCCTCCGTGCTGCCGACCGAGCTGAATGCGGCCAGCCACGCGGGCGACACCTTCAAGACGCTCGGCGGGCTCGGCAGCGGTCTCGGCAAGGTCGGGATCGCCGCCGGCATCAACGGGAACACGCTGAGCAGCATCTTCGGCGGCGCGGCCGGCACCGGGGGCAACGTCTCCACGTCCCTGCCGACGATGGCCGCCTCCGGAGTGGGCTCGATCGCCAACGCCTACGCCGGCCTCCCGGCCGCTCCCATGACGGTCGGGCAGCCGTTCGGAGGCGCGCCGTCCTTCGCCAGCAGCCCCTACCGCGTCTGAGGTCGACATGCCTTCTTTCCGCAATAACGCAGTCGATCCGCAGCAGATCTCCGGGGCGTTCGACAGCATCGCCAAGGCTTTTCAGACCACGCCCCAGGAGATCCTGGCGGGCGCGAAGTCGCGCGAGACGCTCCAGAAGGTCCAGTACCTCGCCGATGCTTACAAGCTCGCCCAGGATCCGAACGCGGACGTGGGCCAGCTCGACAGGGTCGCCACGATTGCTGGCGCCTACTCGCCTAACCAGAGCTGGACGGCAGTCGACCGGAACAACGCCACCACGCTCAAGACGAACGCTGCCGACAACGCCCGCGCGCTCCAGCAGACCGGGCTCCAGCAGACCGGCGAGACCGAGCGCGCGCTGCTGACGCCGGTCGGGGAGGGCGGGACGCGCTTCAACCCCGGCTCGATCGCCAGCCGCTTCGGCGTGCCGGCGGTCCAGGTTGGCGTCGTCAAGACGAACGAAGGTCAGACCGCCACGCTGCCGGACGGCCGCACTCTGGCGGGCCCAGCTAAGCCGCTCACGACCGACCAGGTCGACGCCCAGACGCTCCAGGGGCTCGGTGCGGATGCGATGCGCCAGCATGCGCAGAGCAACGTGCCGGTCGAGCAGATCGTGAGCGCTGCGACAGGCAAGCCGACCTTCGTGTCGCGCGCCGACGCGATCGGGCAGTCCCCGGCGCCGGACACCCAGAAGGCCCAGTTCTTCAACTACGACTTCCAGGACGGGAGCCGCTCGGGCGTCGCCCGCACCGGGCCGGACGGCGCGCTCTACGACGCTTCGTCTGGCGAACGGCTGCCCTCGAACATCAAGACCTACACGGCCCAGCTCACGGGCAACAAGTCGGACACGGGGCTCGGTGCGTCGCTCAAGTCCAGCCTGGAGACCCAGGCGAACGACCTCTCGAACTTGGAGCTGAGCCTCAATTCGCTCGATAACATCGTGACAAAGGATCCGGGCGCTATAGGCCTGGTCGGCCAGGTGCGCGGCCTTGGGCAGGATGTAATGGCGACAGGCCGCGAAGCCGCCAGCGTTCTCCAGCCGTTCGCGCCCCAGGCTGCTCAGATGATTAAGCAGGTTGAGAGTGGAGCGCTCCCGCGCGAGATGTCGCAATACTTCAATCCGAACATCCCGCAGGCCACTCTGCTTGAAAATACGATCCTGGCCCAGTACGCGAAGATGCAGGATCCGAACGGCCGGCTGAGTAATCAGCAGATGGAGATCGCCGCCAAGGCGCTCGGCATCAACGGCATGCTCAAGTCGGCCGACAAGACGAAGGCGGTCATCGCCGGCATCCGGCAGCAGATCGCCCAGAAGCGGGCCATGATCGGCGCGTCCGTCCCGGCCGCCAACGCGATCCGGCCGCCAGACGCTGCTGGTGGGCCCGCCCCGGCCGCTCCGGCGGCCCCTACCGGCGCTCCCGTGCGCCGCCGCTGGAACGCTGAGACTGGAGCCCTGGAATGATCGAGATCGAAGGTCCGGACGGCTCGATCAATGAGTTCCCGGACGGCACCCCGGATGCCGTGATCTCGAAGGCCATGGCGGCCCAGTTCGGTGCGCCGAAGGCGGCCTCGACCGGCAGCGTCGGCGACCTAGTCTCCGGTGCGCTGTCGCGCGCCGGGAGTGCCGCGTCCGGGCTGGTCGGCCGCGCGGAGGAAGCGGCCGGGCTCGGGCCCAAGGCGCCGTCGTCCTACCAGCAGTCGTCGGACCTCGACGCCCAGATGCGCGGCCAGCCGGCCGCGCCGGTCACGTCCCGGCAGCAGGAGGGCGGTGAGCGCCGCTCCGGCGCGCTCGCCGGCATGTTCGGCGTCGTCGACCAGGGCGTGCGCGGCGTCGCCCAGGGCGCGGCAACCATGGCAGGCCTCCCCGTCGACCTGACCACCATGGCGCTCAACCTGACGCCCGGCGTGGCCCAGCTTCGGCAGGCCCTGGGGCTGTCCCCGAACATCTCGAAGCCCTTCCTGGGCTCGGACTTCAACAAGGGCGCTCTCGACGCGGCCAACGACGCGACGATCGGCGGGATCAACGCCGCCACGGGCGCGAACCTCGATCTGCCGGTGCGCCAGGGCGACAACCCGATCGAGCGCGGCGTCAACCGGATCGGGCAGGAGATCGGCGGCGCTGCGCTCCCGGCGGGCGCGGCGATCGGCAAGGCCGCCCAGGTCGGCATGGAGGGCGCTCGGGCGATCCAGAACCCGATCGCGCGCCACTTCGTCGAGCAGGCCGCGGCGAACCCCTCGAAGTTCCTGGGCCGCGAGGTCGGGGCGGCCGGCGTGGCTGGCGCGGGCGCGGCCGGCGTTAACGAGCTGACCCGCGCGGCCGGCGTCGACGAGCACGGAGTTGGGCACGCGGCCGGCGACCTGGCCGGCGCGCTCGGCGCCCTGTCGCTCTACGGAATTGGAAGCCACGCGGTGAGCAAGGTCGGCGATATCGCCGGGGCGATAACGGGCAGCGATCGGTTCGCCAACCAGGTCGTGCGTGACGCTGTGGTGGACCGCCTGGCTTCCGCTTCGGGCGCGCCCACTGTGGCCGTCGGCAAGCGGGACGTGTTCGACACCTCGAACATCGTCGATGCGATCAAGCGCGGCCGGGAGACCTCGATCAGCGACACGGTCCCGGGCTACCGCGAGACCCTGTCCGACGTGACGAAGAACCCGGGGATCGCCCAGGCCGAGTACGGCCGGCGCACCGCCGGCAGCCAGCCGCTCGCCCAGCGCGGCGTCGAGAACGAGGGCGCCGTCAACTCGGCGATCGACGCGCTCGCGCCCGAGGGCCAGGCCGGCGCTCTGCGCGACCGCCTGGCCGATCGGCGGTCCGGACTGCTCCAGGAGGCCGCCACGGACACCACGGCCGCCCAGGCCCGGTTCGAGGAAGCGGCCAGCCGCCTCCAGGCGCAGATGCACCCGGACGCCCGCGGCCAGGACATCCGCGGCGCCCTGGAGGACGCCAAGGCGGCGGCCCGGGAGGTCGAGCGCGGGCACTGGGACGGCGTCTCGACCGGCGAGGCGGACATTCGGCCGCTGGTCGACAGCTTCGGGAACGTGCGCAGCGGGCTCACCCAGACCGCCCGCGATCTGTTCGACCCGTCGCACCTCACCGGGATCCCGCGCCGGTTCCTGCCGGCCGAGGTCGAGGAAGGCGCCGAGGCCGCTGCGCGAGCCGCTGGTGGGCCCGAGCCGACCCCGGCCCCGACGGCGCCAGCTCCGGCCGCGGCGGCCCCTGCGCCCGCTCCGGCCCCTGCGCCGGCCATGTCGGTCGCGGATCGGATCGCACAGGCGGCCGAGGAGGTGCCGAAGGACCGGCGCGCTGGCGTGGGTAAGGCGGTCTGGGATATCCGCGCCAAGATCCCGGACGTCTCGGACGAGGACTTC